AACTTACCTTACTTGCATCGCCAGATGCTGGATGTATTGGGAATTAAGAACGCAGAAAAACTTATCCCGATGGATGACGATGCAAAACCTGTTGATCCAGTATCAGAGAATATGGATGCATTAAACAATAAACCGTTAAAAGCATTTATATTCCAAGATCATATGGCGCACTTAACCGCGCATCAAACTTTTATGCAAGACCCTGTTGTTATGCAGACATTAGGGCAAAACCCCCAAGCAAACCAGATCATGGCTGCATTGCAAGCACATATAGCTGAACATTTGGGCTTTAAGTATCGTTCAGATATAGAGAAGCAGATGGGTGTGGCACTACCTCCCCCAGAAGAACCTTTACCCCCACAAGTGGAAGCGCAGTTATCTCAATTAATTGCTCAAGCAAGCCAACAGTTATTGCAGACAAATCAGGGTCAGGCACAACAGGCCCAGATACAACAGCAGTTGCAAGACCCAGTTGTACAAATGGAACAGCAAAAAATTCAAATTCAACAAGCTGAATTGCAGCTACTCCAACAAAAACAGCAAGCAGAACAGCAATTTAAGCAACAAGAATTGCAGATAAGTATGCTTAAAGTACAGAACCAAAAAGAAATTGATATAGCGCGAATTCAAGCGGATATCGCTCACAATCATGGCAGCGCAGCAGCAGAAAATCAAAAACTACGGATGGAATTAGCCGTAGATACCGCAAAAGCAGCAGCAAAAATAGAGGCTGATAAAGAAAATGCTACATCAAGGTCTTCAGTATCTAATCGAAAAGATTAACAAAGAAGTTGATGCACTCCAAGAAAGCCTAGCAGATGATGTCTGTCGAGATTTTTCGGAGTATCGAAAAGTTTGTGGTGAAGTTAAAGGTCTACTTACCGCAAGGATGTTTTGTTTAGACCTACAAAAAAGGGCAGAAGAAGACGATGAATGAAATTTTATTAGCAACAAACCCAGCAAACCCACAAATTATTGGCGCTATTAACGCCCCGGCGGAAGAAAAAGCCAAGCAATTACCTAAACCCAGTGGTTATCACATTCTTTGTGCGATCCCTGAGACTGAAAAGGAGTTTGATAGCGGCATTTTAAAGGCAGATTCCACTAGACATAACGAAGAAATACTAACAACCGTGCTTTTTGTGGTCGAATTAGGCCCAGATTGTTACTTAGATAAACAAAAATTCCCAACAGGGCCATGGTGTAAGACCGGAGACTTCATTTTAGTCCGTCCACACGCTGGTTCAAGGCTTGTTATTCATGGAAAAGAGTTTCGCATGATTAATGATGACTCCGTTGAGGGAACTGTAGAAGACCCACGCGGTATTTACCGCAAATAACGCAGTTAAGGAGCGTACATATGGCTGAATTAGATAAACCGGAGTTCAAATTTCCAGATGAAATGGAAGAAGAACACGAAGAAATTAGTATCGAGATACGGGACGATACTCCGCCCGAAGATCAGGGAAAAGAACCTTTACCTGATGACATTAAAGAAGACCTTTATAACGATGATCTAGAAGATTACTCTGCAAAGGTTAAGAAAAAACTCGTTCAAATGAAAAAACTCGCGCATGATGAACGGCGAGAGAAAGAACGAGCACTACGAGAGCAACAAGAAGCAGTTACTGTTGCACAACGTATTTTGCAAGAGAATAATAGGCTTAAATCTAGTTTACAAGAACGTGAAAAAGATGTATTAGCATCTATACAACGTGCGGTAGACTTAGAATTAAGCGAAGCAAAGCGGAAATATAAGGAAGCATACGATTCTGGAGAGTCTGATAGGGTCATAGAAGCACAAGAAGCGATGACTCAGGCAGCAATGAAGGCGGATAAGGTAAAAAATTATCGTCCAGCACCTCCAGAACCAGAATATGAGATACCTCAGCCTAGAACTCCGCAAGTACAGCAAGACCCAATAGCGGTTAAATGGCGTGAGAATAATTCGTGGTTTGGAAACCCCGATGAAGAAGAGATGACGAGTTTAGCGTTAGGACTTCACTCTAAACTTGAAAAAGAAGGTGTAGTAATTTCATCACCGGAGTATTATCGTCGTATAGATGAAACAATGCGTAAACGCTTTCCTGAAAAGTTTGAAAGCGACACAAGTAATCAAAGGGCATCAAACCCTACAAGATCAGTCGTTGTAGCCCCTGCTACGCGTAGCACGGCTCCTAAGAAAGTGACTTTGAGTCCGACTCAAATAGCACTATCTAAGAAGTGGGGAATAACGCCGGAGCAATATGCTAGAGAAGTTTTAAAACTGGAGGCTAAAAATGGCTGAAAACAAAATACCGCGTGAAATGATAACCCGTGCAATGACGGAGCGCCCCAAGCAGTGGACTCCACCAGAACTTTTACCTGAACCGGATAGAGAAGCGGGCATGTCGTACAGATGGATTCGTGTTTCTTTGTTGAATGGCGCAGACCCACGGAACGTTTCCGCAAGGTTACGTGAAGGATGGGAGCCAGTAAAACTTGAAGAACAACCTAAATTTAGACTGCTAGTCGATCCCGATAGCCGTTATACGGATCATATCGAGGTTGGCGGATTATTGTTATGCAAGACTCCTACGGAACTGGTTGAGCAACAGCAGGCTTATTATCAAAACCTGACTCGCCAAAACGAAGAAGCTGTAAACAATAGTTTAATGCGCCAGAGTGATGCACGGATGCCCCTCTTTAGAGAAGGGAAAACGTCCGTTAGCTTTGGAAGAGGTAACTAAACTTAATGGAGATTTAAATGGCTTATCCAATCGTACCGGCCCCTTACGGCCTACAGCCGCGTAATCTTATTGGTGGTCAAGTTTTTGCTGGGTCAACACGCAAGCTACCCATTGCATATAACTATGGCACTAATATTTATTATGGCGACTTCGTAACTCAAGTTCGTGGCTATGTACAACGCGCAAGCGTTACCACTGGTACTGGTTTGAACCAGACCATTGGTATCTTCTTGGGTTGTTCATATACCAACCCCGTAACCAAACAACTGACTTTCTCACAGTATTACCCCGCAAGCACGACAGCAGGTGACATTTTCGCTATCGTGACTGACGATCCTGATACCGTGTTTAAAGCAGCTATGATTACTGCCACTGGTGGTTCAACCATTGGTTCTGCAAACACTTCCTTAATTGGACAGAACGTTTCAGCAACTGATTTGGCTGGTAGCTTATTGACTGGTGATTCTTATAACGGCGTGTTGACTCCTTATGCAACCCCCGTTACTACGACTTTGCCTTTGCGTATTATTGACTTGGTGCGTGATACTGCTGTTCCTCTTGGAACTGCAACGTATTCGTCCATCAGTACCGCAACGATTACTACCACTGCTGGTATTCCTTTTGCATTGCCCGTAGGTACTGAAGTGGGTTCATTGAACTCCGCAGGTGCATACATTGGTTCTGGTTCATTTGTAATTGGCGCTGGCGATGGTACTTCTGTTGCCGCAGGTTCTACTTCAATTATCATGAACCAAGCACCTTCAACCGCGTTTGCATCAAGCGCTACGTTGGTGTTCACTCAATATCCAGAAGTGTTAGTCAAGTTGCAGTTTGGTCTGCATGCTTACTATTCTGCAACTGGCAAAGCTTAAGGAGTAATACAAAATGGCAATTTCACGCGCACAGCTACTTAAAGAATTACTTCCGGGACTTAACGCTTTGTTTGGTCTAGAGTACGCACGTTATGGTGAAGAGCATAAAGAGATTTATGAAATCGAAACCTCTGAGCGTTCGTTTGAAGAAGAAACCAAACTGTCTGGTTTCTCTGCTGCACCTGTCAAGGCTGAGGGCAACGCCATCGCTTATGACAATGCTCAGGAAGCTTGGACTGCTCGCTATCAGCACGAGACTATTGCTCTTGGTTTCTCGCTGACAGAAGAGGCTATCGAGGACAACTTGTATGATTCTCTATCGGCGCGCTATACCAAAGGTCTGGCTCGCGCTATGGCGTATACGAAACAAGTTAAGGCGGCAGCTATTTTAAATAATGGCTTCTCTGCTAACTATGTGGGTGGCGATGGCGTTCCTTTGTTCTCCACACAGCATCCTTTGGTGAACGGTGGCGTTAACGCAAATACACCTTCTACTCCTGCTGACTTGAATGAAACTGCATTGGAAAATGCCGTGATTCAAATCGCAGCATGGACAGACGAGCGTGGTTTGCTGATTGCTGCTAAACCCCGTAAGTTGGTTGTTCCTCCTGCTCTTCAATTCGTTTCTACTCGTTTGTTGGAAACCAAACTCCGTGTTGGTACTAACAATAACGATATCAACGCCATTGAGAACAATGGTTCAATCCCTGAAGGCTACACGATCAACCACTTCTTGACCGCAACCAACGCATGGTTCTTGACCACTGACGTTCCTAACGGTTTGAAGATGTTTGAGCGTATGCCTTTACAGAACAGCATGGACGGTGACTTTGATACTGGTAACGTTCGTTACAAATCTCGTGAGCGTTATAGCTTTGGCTATTCCGATCCACTAGGCGTGTACGGTTCTTACTAAGCAAAAAGAAGGGGGCTTCGGCCCCCTTTTCGTTTAAATGTAGTACACTAAATCATTCTGGGGAAACGCCCACACACCACCGCCCCAGCGGACGATGCAACGATTGATGTGGGTACTTTTGCATAAGGAATAATCATGGGACGTAGTACATTTGAAGGACCAGTATTATCTGGTGATCAACGTTTTGGCCCCCAACGCGATGTTGGAACTGTTTTATTAACCCAAAACGTTTTTATGGATTTTTCTAACTCTACCGCAGGCACTGCAAACTACGGTGGTGGATCTGGGATTTTTGTTGACTCAAACGGAATCCCCAATCAAGCAGCAGTTATTTGGACTCCCCAAAACGGTGCATACAGTGCATCTGGTCCTACTGTAGCTTCTTCTCCAACTGCCGATGCTTCAGGAACCAACTATCGTGGCGCAACATTTTTGCTGCCACAAAACTCAAACATCATTGATGTGATTGTTGATGTTGGCTCTATGCCCTCTGACGGAACCCACACCGTTACTGCTATTCAGCCATATGTTTCTAATAACTTCATTACCACTGGTAATGGCGTGTACGGAAACGTTGCTTCTATCAGTGCAGCAGGTCGCTCTACCGCAACCTTTACAGCGACTGCAACAGCTAACTCTATTAACCAGTTAGATAACATTAACGGCACGTTGCAAGACGTACAGAACATCCAGCCCGGACAACAGCCTACTTGGTTCTCCCAAGTGGTTGTGA